TAAGAATAGCTTGCTCAATATCGTGAGCAACATTAAAGTCAGCCTCACTAGCACCACTGTCAACTACAGGCTCAACTACGTTATTCATATAACGATCTACTGTTTCATCCCATGCTTCTCGTCTACTTTCTTCATCAAGCCATCGTGCGTAACGTGACTTATGAATGAAGGATTGATAGTCTGTTGGTAAATAATTGTCCATATACATCACTCCGTAATTAGTTTCATTGCTTTAATCTTCATACCATCTACATCGTAGATAAATTCCTGTAGTGCATCCTTTACTTCTTCATCAACAAAGCCATCCACAGGAATAGGATATTCGTCTTCGTCTAGTTCTAGTGTAAGGAAGACTTTAACTATCACCGTTCTCTTCCTCAATTAATTGATTCAGATACCACTGCGCTTTCTGTAAGTCTTCTATACCATTCTTATATCTGTATCGCCATAGGTATTTCATAATGTTACCCTGCAGGTAATACTGAAATCCTTCTTCACCAGTTGCTGCACGAATAGCATCAATACATTCTACTCCTGCAAAGTTATAGTGCTCTGGTGAGTTTACCATATCTTTATCTGACATACATATCTCCTCTAATTAAACTTTACTTTAACCACATTGTCTTCTACACTCTCCACTGTAGCTTTTGGTGCGGCCTCTTCTTCTTCTAACACATCATTGGCATACTTGGCAAGTGTGTCTCGTATATCATTGTCATCTTCCATAGCTGGGATAGATGCACAAACCATGTGACACAAGCGCATTAGATTTACGTAGTCGTCATCTGTAGTAGTGTTCTCTCCTGTAGTCACAGTACCTACCATCAACTCACCTGTCCAGTTACCCTTTTGGTCTAGGAATGGTGTAATACGTACAATGAAATCATTTGGATCAAAGTCTATAAATACTTTTTCTTCTGTCATATTATTTCCTCTTCACTTTTTTGAATGGGAAATGTATTAGATCAGGATGCATGTCCTTACCCTTTTCATTTAACCAATCTTCTGGGATGATCCTGTCGTAGAACAAGATCTTATTTTTTTCACACCACTGACCGTAGGTTGTCTTAGCACCCTTACTCAGCTTACGTCTACTACTCTCAAATACAAACCTAATGTCTAGCTTTGGATGCTGTTTCTTAATAGCGGCATGTTTACGTCTATCGTCTGCTGTAAACCTACCCTTTGTTTCTATTATGATCCCATTAGGTAACACAAAGTCTGGGGTATAGGTGCGGTACATAAGATCTTCCCACTCAATCTTAATGGCTTCGTACTTGACACGAATATTACGCTCTACCAAGTAGTCTTTTACTTTGATCTCTAGCCCACTCCTATACCCATATTTCAGAGCAGCGGCAAACTGCTTGCCATTCATTAGATACGCCACAACCCATTCCAAGGACTAGGCAAACTACTTACAGTAGCTACACCTAATGAGCGTAATTCTTCTCGTACTGCTGCTTCTGCTGCTTTACGTGCTTCCATAGCAGAACGTAATCCTGCGTACTTAGCCTCATGTAAAGCTTTCTTACGCTCAAGAAGATCCTTTTCCATAGCATTGATCTGCTCTTGCATTTCTTTTATTTCATCATCACCTAGCATTTAATACTCCTTTACTTCTACGTATGCCACAATGGGCTTTACCTTAGCTTGAGACACCTTTGATGGTAACTCTTGTAGCGTAGGGTAACACTCAAATCTGTAGTCACAGAACTTACAATTACTGTTCAGTACTTTATTGCCCGATGCCTTACCCCTAAATGTCTCAGGTACAGGATCAAAACAACGCCTAAACTCATTAGCGTTTACTGTGGCTACAGTATCTTCTAATGTAGTAATTTCTGCGTCAATGTCAATACCTTCTGCTGGAACATATTTAATTCCACCATTGGCTTTGTTGACTACCCACCAGCCACCTGCTTTCTTACCTGCAGCCTTAGCGTAGCCAGCTAGTTGACCTACGTAACCGAATGGGTCACTGTCTTTTAGTGTTTGGAATGATTCAAACTTGTTTCTGTATGACCAGTCCGATGCAGACTTAACGTCATCGACTGCCCCATCCAGCACAAGATCGTATGATCCCTTTACTGTAGTGTCACCTAACTGTAGTTCAACAAAGTTGTCATCGTCTTCGTACTTAACTCCTGCTTCTGTTATGATACCCTTGAACGCTGCTTCTACGATGTCACCCATCAGCATGTTCATTACGAATGTTGTTGGTTTAGGCAACGCTCTCTCTGGTTTATTCTTCTCAAACCAAAGCTGACAAGTCGGTCTGCCCACATTGGACATACGCAACCGAAACTCGTCACGCTTATTGCCCCCACCAAACTGGCGTCTAACAGCATCCATTACATCTTCACCAATCTGTTTGATTGTTTCTTCTGACATTGTTGATTTACCAGATGTAGCATCTTCAAGATACTGATTGATAGCCAGTTCAGCAGGATGGTTCATTAGACAAAATCCTCTGCGTCAATGTCTACGAACTCTTCCACAGTCTCTGTGTCAACCTCTTCATTCTTATGCATGTTCTCATCCCATGAGTTGAGGATATACGTATTGTAATTCTCAATCCATGCCATGAAGTTAGCAAAGTTCTCCTGTGCTTCATTGTCCATGTCCAACGTATTGTTCAGATCCAGTGAAGTGTTAGGCACATAGAAGCTGCTACCATTAGGTAACGGTACTTCTGTTGTGGTCATTGACACATAGTGCTGTGGTGGCAAGCGGCGCATCTTTGTCAGATCAGCAAATACTTTACCGACTGTCTTAAATGCGTCACGGTTGTCAATCTCCCAGATGAATGGGGTAGACTCTACGTCAACAGAGTTACCTTGATCGTCGGTAGGATTGACCATCTCAACGACACCAAACAATGCACGAACACGCTTAATTGATCTAATCAAGTCTTTCATGTTGTCTGGTAGTGCAGCCCAATCTTGAATAAAACCAGCAGGTTTACCACAATTGAAGCCACCATCGTTGTCTTTCATGTCAGCGTTAAGGTCATTAGCCATAACTGTCTTGACATAACGGTTTGGTCTTGAGTCATTACCCATAACAAACTTCTTGTGCATAAAGCGTTGCAGGTAAGGACGAATAGACACACTCTCAGCGTAGTATGTAGGCCCATCTGGAATCTCTAGCTTGTAGGTGCCACCACTTACAACCTCTACGTTCTTCATCTTACCATTGACTTCTTGCTGACCCATGATAGGTGAGTGATGAATACGTAAACGTGCAAGTGTACTTGCTTTAGCAGATTGCTTTGGTGCATCTGCGTTCATGCCCATTGCTTGGGCCATTGCTGAGAAATTGTTTGTGTCGATTGTTGATACTTGATTCATATTAAGTCTCCTTTTCTTTTAGACGAATGGTGGTTATATCATATTACATCTTTTACGTCAAGCCAATTCGGACCAATCTTTGCCTCTAATAATAGAGGTACATTGAAATCTATGCCCCACTTGCGGTTGACGATTGCGATTAGTTTGTCATTAGCTGTGCTAATAACCTTTAGTACTTTGTCCTTCTCATCTGGGTGCACATCAATCACAACTGAGTCATGTACACTGTTTACTACACAACTGTGTAGCCTGTTTGCTGTTAGTAACCTATCTATGTATATCAGAGATATGGGTACAATGTCAGCAGTTGCAAACGATTGCACTGGATAATTTTTTATCTGTGTGAAAAATGTCACACCCCCAAAGCGTCTACGTACAACGTCAGGGAAAGCGAACTCACGTCCAGATGGCGTAGTGATCTTGCCTGTGTTCAATGCTTCTTTGGCTAGTGCCTCATGCCACTTGGCAATACCAGAATACTTTGTCGTAAACTGTTGGTAGTATGTCGCTTCTGCTTGTGACCTACCAAAACCACTGGCACCGTACAAAGGTGCAAATGTATGTGCCTTAGCTTCTTGCCGTGACATAGGCTGACCTGCATCACTGATAACCTTGGCGGTGTAAGCATGTACATCAAAGCCTGTAGACACTTCCTCAATGGCAGTAGCATCTTGCGCAAGAAATGCAGCAACACGAAACTCTAACTGTGCCATGTCAGCTTCCATAATTTGACCACCTTCCCAACGTGATGTGAACACACGCTTAACAGGGAACGTACCACCACGTGGCATGTTCTGCATGTTAGGGTCTGCACCTGATAAACGGCCTGTACCAGTGCGGTGTTGCAGTAAGCGTACATGCAACCTACCGTCATTCTTTACATGCGTTGCTATGCCCTCTACAAAGCTGCTGAGATACGTTTCTACTGCAGACAATCTACGTAGGTTCTGTAAGAATAGCTCTGCTTCTTTTAAACCCTTGGAACGTGCAATGCCCTCAAGGTATAGCAAGTTACCTTTGTCTGTACCAAAGCCATTGGAGCTTACCCACTTGGCTGTAGGTGGTGAGAACTTTAGTCCTGCCAGAGTAGTGGTATCAGTATATACAAAGCCAGCAGCATTACAAGCAGTGCATCTATTAGTCCTAGCGAATGGAGTACCATCTTTCTTTACCTTTCTTACCTGTCCTGTGCCGTAACACTCTTTACACTGATGTGCTTTTTGTTTGTATAAACGATCACTGTGCAGTCGTACTGTACTGCGGTACTCTGTATCAGACATACGTTCATCAAACAAATCTGCCCACACCTTCTTGTCGTGTGGTCTACGGCTATAGATAACCCATGACTTCTGCTCTGGGCTGTTGAGATTTATGGGTCTGTCACCCATAAGATCT